TTTGCAAGTTGTTCGGTAATTTTTTGAATTTCCGATTCAAGATTTCGGATTTGTCTCCGCAATCCATTAATCTTAATATTGTTTTGAGAAATGCCATTCGTTAAGTTTGAAATCTCCTTCGATAGAGTATTGAATTGACGCTCTCGCTCCTCTTCCTCTTTAATTGCCTCCTCTAGTTCTTTATAACCAGATTGCAACTCCTTTGCTTTATCTTGAGCGTCCTTAATCCTATTTATTCTGAAGGTCTCTTCAATAGACTGTGTACAAGTAGGGCATACCGTATTTTCAGTAAAGAACTTATATTCTTTAGTAATAGTAGATACTTTTTGAGAAACCTTACCTTTTAGATTCCCCAACTTACGAAGCTTATCAGTTGCTCCTAGATACTCATCTAGTTGTTTTTCTAATAATTGACATTTATTGGAAATCTCAATATTTTCATCCATATGATTACCAATTTCCTGATCTAGATTGGTAATCTTTTCTTTATTGGCATTGATATTGGCATTACCACGATTCTCCAACTCTTCAATAAAGTTCTTCTGCATATCAACTTTATCTTTCAAGTTATCTTTTTTCAATTCCAAAGTCTTAATTTCTTCCTTTGCTTGGCGAATCTTTTCTTTGATCACAGTGTTCATAGAAGAAAAGATTTTGATATCAAGCAAGTCCTCAATCACTTCACGACGATGTGCAGCAGGAAGTTGCATAAAAGGAACAAAAGTGCTCGAACCCAAAATTACAATTTGAGTGAAAGATTTATAGTTCATCTTAAGAACATTTTGCTCTAGCCACTTTTGTTGATCCAAGGCTGCTGCAGATTGATCTAAAGCGGTGCAATTTCTCCAAATTTCAAATACCGCTGGCTTGATCCCACGAACTACTTTCCATTCAGTAGAACCAATAGAAAACTCCACCTCAACTCTACACTCCCTATCATTCGTAGAATTAATCAGTTGAGGTTTGTTAATTTTACGAAAGGGTTTTCCAAACAAAGAAAAAGTAAGAGCATCTAGCACAGTGCTTTTTCCAGCACCATTCGTACCAATAATCAAATTAGTTTTATTTTGTGTAAAATCAACTTCCGTATAGTGATTACCAGTAGAAAGAAAATTTTTCCAACGAATAGTTTTAAATAAAATCATAATCAGTATCAGGAGGAATTACAATATCATCGGGGGTAATAAGTGTATATTGATACCCGTGAAGTTCACAAGTTTTAAGCATTACATCGTCTTCAATTTCAATGACGTGCATTTCTGGATATCCTTCTTCTTCTAACATCATAGCATATCTCACTGCATCATCCTCTTCTTGAAAGAGATATAATATCTGATCTCCTTCATCATCTGTTACAGAGTATGCTCCTTCCTTTTCTTTACCACTAATTGTGATGATAAACATTAAACTAATTCACACGCTTCTTGATAAATTTCTTGGATCATTTTTTGAATCGTAGACTTATCAAGACTTACTTCAGCCTCCTCAATATATCTATTCAAAATAGATAAAGTGTCTTCAGATTCAAACGCTTCGAACTCTTCAGATTCTTGGATAACAAAGTTTTCAACAACCTTAAGTTCTGCGATATTAGCACCATACAACTTATCAATAAATTTTTCAAACTTTTTAGTATCAGATTTTTTACGAACGATTACTCTCACGATTTTATTTTCATATTCACGAGTATCAAACGTTTGATAGTTTGTATCTTCATAATAAATGTTGTAAAACAATCTGTGAGGATTGTTCACTGAAGTGTGAGTAATTGTATCCGTATCAAAAATATGAAATCCACGAGTATCATTCACATCATTCCAGAACATCTCATATGGATTTCCAAGATAGTAAACTACCCCATTGTCCGATCTAGTGTGATAATGCCCAGAGTAAACCCTAGTGAACTTATCAAATAGTTTACCTTCTAAACCGTGCTCCATCACAATTTGTTTATTAACACGAAATCCTTGAAGTTCAAGGTGCCCCATCGCACACTTGCAAGACGTTTTTTCAATGAGTTTAAGAGTTTCTTCTTCATTCTCTTGGTTAATCCAAGGTATAAAAAGAGTGGGAAGTTGTCCCAACTTTACTTCAGTTGGTTTAGAATAAACTGTCACGTTATTATATTCACGAAGCAATAAATCCACAGCATTAACTTCGTTTGTATTTTTATAGTAAGCAGTGTGGTTTCCAACAATCGTATGAACCTTTACTCCCATTTCTTGAAGTCGGTCATAGTAATTATTTTTTGCCCAAGATAAAGCAGAAAAATCAATACCTTTACGACTATCAAAAGTATCTCCCATATCAACAACTGTAGTGATTCCTTCCTCCTCTAAAGTAGGAAAAAATACGTCATTATAGAACTTCAGGAAATAATCGTGAAAGAGTTTAGAGTTCTTTCTTGCCCCAAAGTGTTGGTCGGTGATGATAGCGACTTTCATTCAATAGCGAAGTTTAGAATGTACAGCGTCCTTGATGCTATTATAATCCGAATAATTGCTGCCGTCAACACTTCCATCTTCAAAAACTTCAGAGAATCCAGAACGCTCAAGGATTTTATTCTTAATTTCTAACTGGCGCTTTTCTTTACCAATCCTACGAACAAAGGCATAGTGAATGATTTGGGTAAAATATGCAAATGGATTTTGTGATCTTTCGGGATTAAAGTTATGAATATACTGAACGCAATTTTCAATACCATCCGAAATCATATCTTCCTTGAACATATAATTCACGAAGTTTGGTTTGAAAGAAAGGTGATTTGCGATCTTTAGAAAACACTCACCAATGTAGCGTGGGATGGGTGGCTTTGTATCCCAAGACTTTCCTCTGTCTTCTTTCGTTGGTTCTCTTCCGTACTTTTGAATGAAGGTGATTTCAACATCTTCACGATACTTGATGAGAGCAGCAAGAAACTCTTTGTTATTGACGTAATGCTCTGACCTCTTTCTTTTGGTCATAACTGCTGTGGTTATCATTAGGTTAACTCATAATATGTATGAATTATAGCATTTTTAAAAATACTTGACAAGGTATCTAAAACCCTGTACAATAACCTTTGTGGAGGTTGAAAAGATTAGCTTTAGCTATTTTTAAAGAGTTTCTCTAGTATCTCTTTAGCATCATTAACATTGGAGATATACCCCATTCTGCGATTAATTTTCGATTGATTGCTTCTTGTTTTATCAGACTGACGAATATAATTTTGATACATCATAATCATTTCTAAATCTGAAGATTCAGAAAGAGTTAATACATCTTCAAGATTAATAATGAACATATCTTCTGTGGTTGTTTTTAACCAAGGTTCTATTTTATATCCAACGATACCAGATCTACCTTTAATTTCAGAAACGATAATAGGACTAGAAACAATTAACATTGTTCTATCTTCTTCTTCTGAAGCTGCCACCTTTGCGAAGATTTCCTCTCCGGTTTTTAATTTAACTGTTGCATAAAAGTCTTCTTCTATCATTTTTTTAACTGAATGGTAATTATTTCATAGTTGAAGTTCTCTTCATTATAGATCTTAATTCTTTCAATGAGGTGATTTAAAGTATAATTTTTTCTTGAGTTATAAGTACAGTCATCAGCGATATCATAAAGTGTTGCTTTTACTTTGTCTTTTCCTTTTCTAAGAACTCGTCCAATACTTTGAAGATTACGGATTCTTGATTTACTTGGAGAGGCAAAGATAACATTATGGAGGTTTTTAATGTTGATACCAGTAGAAAAAGTTCCATAAGAAGCAACAATAACTGCGTTGTTTTCCCTCTCCGTTATCTCCCTTACTAGTTCTCTTTCTTCTGCATCTACGCCACCATGAACAAAGAATACTTTACGTTCATCTCGCTTCGAACTATTTATCTTTTCGTAGAGTATTGCTCCGTGTGCTTCTACTCTGGAAAAAAGAACAAGAGTGTTGCCTTTTAAATCTAGAGTAAGGTTTTTAATAAAGTTATTTCTCTGTTCGTGAGAGATTAGATATTGTATCTCATCTTCATATGTTTCAAACTTTTGTGGTGGATGTTTAAGAACAATACACTGAATATCAAGTTGAGAAAGATGTCCCTGTCTCATCAATTCATCAGTTCTGGTAACTTTATATGAAGGTCCAAATAATCCTTCTAGAACCCATTTATGAGTTTGTGTTCCATCTAGAGTTCCAGTAAAACCAAAACGATACTTAGCGTGATGAAGTTTAGTCATAATCTCTATAAGAGACTTAGACTTGAATAAATGTGCTTCATCACCTATAATGACACCATAATCTTCAAAGAATGAACGTTCTAGTTTATAGACTGATTGCCAAGTTGTAATTGTAACTGGAAACTCATTTGTTTTTTCTCTGCCAGAATAGATACGGTGGCAATATGTCTCAGCATCCCAACCATAATCCTGGAAGTCCTTATACATCTGCTCTACCAAAGATGTCGTGGGAACAACTAAAAGTATTTTTTCGTTCTTATCAACATAGTATCGCACTAACGAATAAATCATCAGAGATTTGCCTGATGCAGTGGGACTTATCAGTAGCTTTCGATTATGTCTTAGAGCATCGTATACTCCCTCTACTTGATACTGACGTGGTGAGTGAGAACAAATAGATTTCATATAATCTTTCACACCCTCAAATGAAATTGTTTCATTAACTTCAAAGGGTTGACCGTAAAATTTATTGTCTTCAAATTTATAAGAATATCCGTACTGTTCGCAGAAGTTTACAATTTTATCTAACAGACCAACATAGATCTGTTTAGATCTCATATCAAATAAATGAATTTCTCCATTCCAATTCCTACCACGATATTGTGGCATAAATTTGGCATTGGGAACCTCAAACTTAAAGTGGTCTCTAAGTTCATACTCAATATGAGGTTCTGTATTAATTTTTAAAAATACTTCGTTTGATTTAGATATTACAAGGTCTGTTGTATTCACGATGATCCATTCATCTATGAATATTTATTTACCCCAGTCCAGCGTTAAATCTCATAAATTCGATAGCATTCTTAATTTGATACGTTCTATTTTGTATTATTTTTAGGATGCTTTCGATATAAACAAGCATTGTATCGTAATAGTCTATCTTCAAACAAACTGTAGAAAGTTTTTCATCTGCATCAAGATACTTTTGCATTGTATCTTTATCACGAATTTTTTTGGGAAACGGATTATCCACGTAAACTTCTGGATCTGATTTCCCAGAATAATACTCATAGCGTTCGTGGCGAATATTTCTTTTTTGTTGTTCTGCTTTTTTTCTTAAAAGAAAGATAGTATTATAAAGTTCAAAATACTTTG